TACAGACAATAAAAGATGAAAATAGTGTCAAACAAAATTTAAAAATTAAAAAAGATTTAGAAAATAAAAATATCAAGTCATCACTAATAATTAAACATATCACTAAACTTGAAGATGAATTTTTAAAAATTGACATTAACAAATATTGTGAGGAATTTATCAATAAAATTAAAAGTTCAACCGGAGAAAGTATCAAAACTGAAAATTTAAGTGTTAATTTATTGTCATCCATATATATATTAAATCACAATTACTATGGATCAGATGTAAGACAACATCAAATTATTACAGATGATAAAATAAAAATTAAAGAAATCATTCTGAATTTGGTAAAGATGTTTTATATTATTTTGATAAAAATAATAATACCACAGTTTATTACAATCCAGTTACATTAAAATTACTCGGTTATCAAGAAACAAATAAAAAATTGGTTACACATGTAAGTGATGCTCATCTTGTTTCAATTTGGTCAACATTGAAAATATTAAAATTACTCGGTTCATCCAATGATTATTTACAATTAAATTATTTATTTTATAATTTTACATATTTAACTAATAAAGAAATAAATAATCAAAAATTCAAAAAGAAAATATTTGAAAACATAATTCAAGAAAGAATATCTAATTTAAAACAAATAGCAATTAAAATTCAAAGTGTCATACAAAAAATAAAATATAAAGATGATATCAAAACTAAAGGATCATCTAAACTAACAAAATTGAGTATTGAATTTGCCGAAAAAATAAAAGATTTAAAAATAACAGACAAAAATGGGAAAAATGAAATTTTTGAAGATTTAGATAAAATTACTAAATCAATATTTTCGAAATCAATTAGTAAAGATGTTGAATATGAAATTAACACAAGATTTCTGGAAGTTGATATTGTGAGAGAAATTAATAATAATGATAATCTTATGACTTTTTATATTATAAATAATTTGATAAAACTAATTGATTATAATGATGGCATAGATAAAACATATATTTCTTTTTTGATACCCCTACTAATTCATAATATTTTCGAGGAATATTATGTCCCACTCAATAATACATCATTGAGAAGATTTGAATATAAAGTCAATAGTAAAGCAATTGTTCAAGATGAAAATATTCATGTTGTTGGTATATACCAAGAACTTGTAAATGAAGAAGAATTGAATTCAGATACTAAAAAAGAATCTGAGTATGATGTTAATGAAGAAACCAATGCTCTCGATGTTGACGATTATGACGAGGAAGAAGATGATTTTTATTATGACAATAATTACACAGATTCATACGGAGAATAAAATATAAATATTTTTTATGTTATTATAATAATAAATATGTTGTTATTTAAAATTATAATAATGGTTTTTTTTATTGGTTGGATATTTAAAATTACAAATAATAAATATTTTGTTAATTTCGAAAATAAATTAACAAATTTTATTGGTGATACATTAAAATCGTTTAATATCATTGAAAATCTAGATTCTAACACGGAATCACCAACCGATTTTTTTGTGACTGAAACAAATACTAAACAAGAAATATATCCAGCATCGATTAATTATGATGCACATATTGAAATAACACCTAAGAATTTTGATCCATCACTAAATTCTCATTATTTGACCAATTTAAATAATCGAATTTCACAAATAATTCAAAAATCACCTGTAAATATGGACAAATATGTTTCTTTTTTCAAAGAATATTTTGAAGTTTCTTCAGAAGAAATAGAACAAATAATAAGATACATTAAAAAACAAATTGAAGGTGATGATATAGGTCATAAAATTCAAATAACAAATACATATGATGATGTAAATAAAGTATTATATGCAAATAAATTTTATATATACGAGTTTAAATTTGCTGCAAATTATTTTACCAATCATATTAGTAAAAAAAAATTAGATAAATTTATTTTTGTTTGTGAAATTGTGTTCACAGTTGAAATAATGGCTTTTCCAAGTAAAAAAAATACATTATTTGTTAGTCCTCTAAACATTTCAAATAAACATTATGACTTGAATATAAATAAATTATTTATTTCAGGACTACAACCAAGAAATAATTTATTGCCAGGATATGACAATGATAATAACAAACAATTTTATACGGTAAAAGAAACTATACACCCATCTAATGCTACTTTGGTAAATTCATCATATTCGATTGATTATGACTCAGTTATTGGTTCAGCAATGCCAAGTTCATTAAATGATTAACATAATTCTAAATTATCTTTTTTACCCAATAAACATAATAAATATTTGAATCCTTCTTTATCTAAATATGGATAAGCACTAAAATTAAAACTTTTTAATAATATTTTATTTTTTTCTTTCATGTTATGTAATTTATTATTTTTTAATTCATCATAAAATAATAAAATTTTTAACATTGTTTCACTGTCTCCAATTAATAATTCTTTATTATTATTTTTTAAATAAACTTGTGGAAATGTTTTTAAGATTCCTTTTTTATATTTCATTTTTGTAATGTCATCAACAGGAATATCTTCAAACTTGATATTTCTTTTAATTAATTCATTTTTTAAATTCTCTGAAAAATAACAATCAATTTTTCTAACTAGTTTAATGTTATAACTCATTATCTAACATGATAAAATAAATTTTAAATTTTATCTCCCCGGATATATATAAATTATTATTAAATATAAATGGATTTAGATGTATCACAATATAAAGAATTAATAGACGTAGACAATATTTTTAAATTTATGAAAAAAAAAAAAGACTTTTCTGTATTTTTTATCAATGATTTTAACAACAAAATAATTTATAAAATTTTAGGTTATATTCCTTGTAATTTTAAAAAATGCATTAATTATTTATCCAATCAAAAAATTAGAGAAAGTTTATCAAAAGATTCAATGAAATTTAAAATTATTGAAAAAATTAACGATAAAGAATGGTTTGAACTTATTACTTTTGAATCTAAAATAAATTTAGGTCCTATTTATTCAATTGAAAAAGTTGTTGTTGAAGATGATCTCATTTATAATTATTCACTTGATCCAGAAAATTATAAAGATAATTTTACTAATGGTGACAAAAGAGAAAATGAATTTTCATGTTTTAAATGTTTTGATATAGACTCAAATAAATGTTTAATTACCGTTATTTTGACATTTGATCAATTTGAATTAGGACATGAAATGTATGTGGATTCAACAATTGATTTCCTTGAAAGATTAAAAAATGCTTTATCGTAAATATAAAAATTGAATTATTCAATATATAAACAATATAAATGATTATATATTAAATTTATGGGTTTGCCTGGTTTTTTTAAATGGTTAATGATGAAATATAAAAAAGGAACTTTTGTATTTTGTCGAGAAAAATTGCAAGAAAAAAAAGAGTTAGAAGATTTTGATTGTTTATATTTAGACTGTAACTGTGCTATACATCCAGTTTGTTTCAATGTATTAAAAGAACATAATAACATAACTGACAATGATAAATTAGAAATTTTGATGATCAAAGAAGTAATAAATTATATTGATATGTTAATTAATTACATTAAACCTTCCAAACTAATTTACATTGCAATTGATGGTGTAGCAACAGTTGCAAAAATTAAACAACAAAGATTGAGAAGATTTAAATCAATTCACGATAAAATTTTATTTGATAAAATAAAAAAAAAACATGGAAAAGAAATTTCTAATTTTTGGTCTAACTCTTCTATAACTCCTGGAACAGTTTTTATGGATAAATTAACAAATGAAATAACAAAATATTGTGAAAAATTACAATCAAATTATAAAACTGAATTTCAAATTATTTTTTCTTCAGCATATACACCTGCTGAAGGAGAACATAAAATTTTACAATATATTAGAAACTGTCAAAGAAATAATATATTTTATGGAAAATCAATTATTTATGGTCTTGATGCTGATTTAATTTTTTTGGCTTTATCAACTCAAATGAATCATTTATTTTTATTAAGAGAATCACAGGAAATGAATAGTAATGACACGGGATTAAACATTGTTTCAATTGACATCATGAAGAATTGTATATTCGAAACAATCAAAAAAAATATATTTGAGGAATTTGAAAATTTTGATGTTATTAATTTGGATCAAAACCAAGTCATAGATGATTTTATTTTTATTTGTTATTTTTTAGGTAATGACTTTCTTCCACATATTCCAAGTATTGATGTCGCTGGAAAAGGTCTAGATTATTTAATAGATGCTTATTGTTCATGTAAAATAGATTTTGAAATTAATAATTTGATTATTAGAAAAAATAATAAAATCGTAATTAATGAGATTTTTCTAGAAAAATTTATTGAAAAACTTTCAAATCAAGAAGAAATTTTTATTTTGGAAGAAACAAATAAACATTATAAAAAAAAATGTTTCAGTTCTGATAATTATGATAGAGAAATGTTTAGAATTGATAATTTACTTTTTAAAATTGATGATCCTGTCATGTTAGGAATCAATTCGTTTCAGGAATATAGATCAAGATATTATAAGCACTATTTTTATGATGACAGTGAAGAAAATATTGATGAAATATCAAAAATATATTGGGAAGGTATTTCTTGGGTCACACAATATTATTTTGATCAATGTCCAAGTTGGTCTTGGTATTATTCACATAATCACGGACCTTTCATTAAAGATTTACAAAAGTATTTAAAAAATAATAAATTAAATAAAATAAAATTTAAAATTGGCAAACCATTAAAACCAATCGAACAATTATTATGTGTATTACCACCACAATCAAATTTTCTGATTCCAAATAAAATAAAAGAAATAATGACTGATGATAAAAGTGATTTGATACATTTATATCCAACTGATTTTGAACAAGATTACATCAATAAAAATAGATATTGGCAATGTATACCTTATTTACCGTATATTGAAATTGATTTGATAAAAAATAAAATTAAAAAAATAAAAGACACGTTGTCAAAAAATGACAAAAAACTAAATAGAAAAAATGATAAACTGATTTTAAATGGAAAATTATAATATTTTAAGAAAAGTCTATATAAAAAAATATTTTATTAAGTTTATTAATAAAAATTAAATTATATTAAATATTAATGAATACAAGTTTGGTTAATACAACAGATTTTATAAATCAAAAAAAATCAGATCAAATAAATTTTAGATTAGATTTTATAAAAGAAATTTTAAATGGAAAACAATTAAAACCATTATTTATGTTGTTAAACGACGGAAATAATAATGACAATGATAATAATCAAGAAACATATAAAAATGGTAATAAGGATATTAGAACTATCCTACAAAAAGATTTTTTTAAATTAAATAATGTCATCAATGAACTTGGTGGAAAATTAACATATGTTAAAAGTGGTAGTACTGGACATACATTTAGAGCAATATCAAGTTGTAGTAATAATGAAACTATAGATTATGCTGTCAAAATTGTTGCATATCCCAAAAGAGAAAATTATGGAAATATGTATGATATAACAAGACCTGAAAATGCTGAATTATTAATGCTTACTGTATTATCATATTTTGTTAAAAATAAACATACGCCTCATATAGTATTGCCTATATGTACATTTAATACATCAATCAAACCAATTATTAAATTACCCAAAGAATGTGTCAATAATAATAAAAAATTCGAGCAATTTGTACAGAGATATGAAAAAAAAGAATATTATGATAAATTATCTGTATTGATTAGTGAATGGGTAAATGGAGGTGATTTATTGGATTATGTTAGAAAAAATTATCGAACATTTAAAATCAAACATTGGAGAGTTTTATTTTTTCAAATAATTTCAGTTCTTGCTGTTATTCAAGCTAAATATCCATCGTTCAGACATAATGACCTAAAAGCAAACAATATTCTTGTTCAACTTATTGAGACAAGTAAAGATAAAAATAATATGTACAAATATAAGATTAATGGAAATAAATATATTGTTCCAAATGTTGGGTTTCAAATTAAAATATGGGACTTTGATTTTGCATGTATTCCTGGAATTGTTGACAATGCAAAAGTTAGTGCAGAATGGACATCAAAAATAAATATAACACCAGAACAAAATAGATATTATGATATTCATTATTTTTTCAATACTTTTTATAGAAAAGGGTTTTTTCCTGAATTTTTTACATCTGAATTTATTCCTGATAAAGTTAAAGAATTTGTTAATCGTGTAGTTCCCAATGAATTTAGAGATTATGATCCAGAAAGTACAAACAATAAAGTTCATGAAAGAGGAAGATTATTAGTTAATGTTGAATATATTACTCCAGATGATATATTAAAAAATGACATATTCTTCTCAAAAATGAGAGTTAAATAAAAAAAATTGATTTTTTTTATATTTATAACCTAATCAAATTCTAATATGATTTTTAATCTTCCACAGATAGAAACTTTAATTAATCATTTTTGGAAAACAAACAATATTTTCCAAAAATGTCAACAGATGAATATTTCCAAACCAAAAATTAAAAATTGTGACGGACCGCCATTTGCAAATGGCATTCCACATCATGGACATATTTTGGTTTCAAGTATTAAAGATGTCATGATTCGATATTTTCACATGTCTGGTTTTAATGTTGAAAGAAATATTGGTTTTGATTGCCATGGACTTCCTTTGGAACAAGCAGCTGAAAAACTTTTACAAATTAATTCTAAAGAAGATATTGAAAAAATGGGCGTTAAACAGTTTAATGATGTGTGTCAATCAATTGTTGACAATCATAGTGATGAATGGCAAAATATGTTTGAACAGTTGGGTAGATGGGTAGATATGACTAAAATCTATAAAACATCAGATCAATCTTACATGAAAGTTGTCTTATGGGCTTTGAAAAAATTATTTGACGATGGATTAATTTACGAAGGATTCAAAGTTATGCCATATTCCTGGAAATGTGGAACTCCGTTGTCAAATTTTGAAAGTGGACAAAATTATAAAGATGTAAATGATCCTAGTATTACTTTTAAAGCCGAATTGATTGATTTCGAAAAAACTTTTTTTCTTGTTTGGACGACCACACCATGGACATTGGTTTCTAATGTTGCTTTGTGTGTCAATCCAATCTTTGAATATTGTTATGTTGAACAAAACAATGAAATTTTCATTGTTTGTAAAGATCTTGTGCATAAATATTTTAAATCACCAAACATTGTTAGAACGGTTAGTGGTGAATCATTGGTTGGTTTGAAATATAAACCATTATTTGATTATTTTTATAATCCAGATTTTTTTAGAGTTGTAACCGATAATTACGTTGATAATAGTTGTGGTACTGGAATTGTTCACATTGCACCAGCATTTGGTGTAGATGATTTTAGAATTGGTGTGAAATATAATTTTTTAGAAAAAGATGGGAAAAGAATGATTTGTCCAATTGATCAAAACGGAA